AAGCATCGTCCGCTGGGGCGGTCAGTAAAGCTGGAGGTTCCCAGTTACTGTATTTATACATCTTTTAGGGTGTGGGGGCAAGGAGTTTGTTGGACTTCACAAGATTTTCTTCTTGCGTTATGACACGTAGATTCCACGGCACGTGAAGCCCGCAGACTTCGTCGCTAATCAATGGGACTATGTGATCGACCACATACCTTTCACCGGTAAGTTTAGTAAGCTCCTGTGCTTGCAGGTACAGCTTCCGCATCGCTAGCTTTTGCTCAACAGTGACCCATGCTGGTGTGGCATCTCTATGGCGACGCTTACGGACGCTGGTTAGTGCTTTGTAATATTCAGGATTTTTAGCTTTGTGTGTGTCTTTATATTGACGCACCTCCGAAGCAGGGCGGGCGATGGCGCGAGCTTTAACTATATCCCGGTTTTTTTCATAGTACCTGCGCCCTGCGGCTTTAGCAGCCTCGGACTTTGGCTTTGCTTTACGGCGCTCATTGTCAATAACCCAGTCTTCTTTCAGGCACTCCACACAGGCACCTTTAGTTTTACGTAGGGCTATATGCCCCCGTGCGCAGGCTTTACCGGTGAAATAGTGGGTTGCACCGGTTTGTTTTGCTTCGGTTCTGGTAGTTGGGTAGTCCATATCGCTCTCCTAGTTACGATACGGGTAATTATACACCTTGTATTTTAAGTGTCAACAAAAGAAAAACCCCCGCTTTTGGCGGGGGCTGGACTAGCTAAGTGCTTGATTTATAAGGCTTAAGCGCCCTCTGAACCAAACATGGAAAGCGGATCCGACCATCCGAACGAATAGCGTTCGCGGGATTTGTACCTTACGTTACCGGTATCGAAATCTCCATCCATAGAGTTGCTCAAAGGCATACGAACGAAGTGCTTCATACCGTTAGGTACGTCTGTGGTCAAGAACCAAGCGTTTGTGTCTGTCAACCAGTGGTTAATTGCGTAACCGTCTGGAATCGAACCGTTGTTCTTGATTGCGTTGATCGTGTTGTCTGCCGAACCAACCTGAAGCTCAGTTTCCAACAGCTTTGTTGCAACGAATTGCAGTGCCGATGGGATAATGAGTTTCTTAGGCTTAGCAGCGATCAAGAGACCACGTTCGTCAGTCCACGCAGCGATCTGAATCACAGCGTTTTCCAAGGAAGTTTCGTTTAAGTCAGCAGCGACCGAAGGGATGTTGCTGTTAGAACCACCACCAACCAAGGGGTGAGCATTGCTGAACAAGGAGACGCCATCACCGCCGGTGTAGGACGCTGAGAAGCCGTTGTTCAACACAGCAGCAGCCTTAACCTGCTTGGTGTACGCCATTGCGCGGGCGAGAGCCTTTGTATAACGAGCAGACAATGAGTCGTACAAGTTATCTTCAATTGCCTCTTCCGTGAGCGAGAAGCCCAAAGCGATGGTTTCGTGGTTATAGCGAGCAGTCCAAGCTTCTTGAGCGTTGTCGTATGCAATTGCAGAACCTTCGTTCTTAACAGGTGCAGCCGAGAAGCCAGAAAGTTTGGTTTCTTCTTCGAACGAACGCTCGGAGGTCTCTGTTTCATAGATCTCTTTGTGCTCTTCGCCATAACGGGCGTACTCCAAACCGAACAAAGCGTTCAGGCCGGGGAGGAGTTCTTTAAGTAGTTGTGCGCGTGAAATAGCCATGATTTAGCTCCTTATACGCCGACGGCGGTGTTATACGCATGCATGCCGAAGTTGAACTTTACGATCACTTCAGGATACAGCGTGTTGCCGCCAGATTCGTAGGCGGTGTCCGGCACAACGTCAACAATGCGAATTGTCAATGTATCAGTTGTGGCGGTAGTGGCGTTGATAGCAACTTGTGAGTTACCAGCAGCAGTGATTGCGGTGTTGTTTACGATGGTGGCGTTGTTGCCGACCGCAGTAAATTGAACGCCAGTCACGACTGTTGTGCCAGAAACCACAGCAACTTGGAACAGTGTGTCTGGGTCATCACAAACATAAGCTGTGATATAGCCAGTTGTTACTGTTGTGCCGCCAACAAAGTTCTGTTGGAATTGCAGTTGACCAGTGCTGGGATTGATGAACTCGCAACCGAGAAACACGCCAGCGAAGCCGCCAGTGGGTTTAGCAGTTGTAGCAGCAGAACGTTCAACAGTTCCGTCGCCTACGCGAATTAACAAATCACCAAAACCAATCGAAGTTGCATACGCGCTAGCAATACGCATCTTGCGGGTAGAACCAGCAAACACTTGGCCTCCGATCAAATTGATCGGTTTAAAGCCATAGGGCTTGCTAATAGTAGGATAAGCCATTTTTAGCTCCGTATATTAGATTAAGTACCTTTACCAAAGCTAGTCGTAGATTTACCTTCTTTAAAGAGGGGCATCCGTGAATCACTTTGGCGCATCAAGTTATTGTCCACAGCATCCGTCTGAGCTTGGGTCTGGCGTGAAAAGTGCGCTGTACGCTGTTCCACAAACTCGATTGGAGTCTTGCAAAGCAATAACCCACCGATCTCAATGTTGTCTTTAAAACGACTATTGGGGTCGATTAGCAGTTGAAATTTAGGTTGCTCTTCAATCTTAACTGGCTCCCATCCCTCGCGAATCTTCGACGAAAGGTTGCGGGCGTCAGCTTTGTCGAGCATGGAGACGCGGATCCAACGGTATTTAAACCCAGCCTGTTGATCTGGCTCAGGCAACAACTCCGCTGGTGCCCACTGCTTGGGGCGCTGTTGAGTTGTTCGGGTCTCTAAATCACGAGTAATACGGTTTTCAGCCATTTGCATTCTCCAATTCTGCTAACTTCTTAGCGTAAAGCTCAAGTGGGATACCTAACCGCTTGGCTACGTTTTGTTGAGTAAGCGACAGCCGAATCTTTTTCGGTGCCGAAGAGCGTTGCGCCGGAGCAACAACGGTGTTTGGGCGGCTCTGCTTTTTACGTTGGGCACCCGCGTTATCTTCAACATCGTCGAAGCGTTCTGGGAATGCCCGCCTTACGGCAGAGTCGATTTTAGTAAAATACTCATCGGTACGTGTGTATTCCGCGCCATACTCTCGTACTAGCTTGTTATGCACACCATACGCATATCCGGTCATGTCCTCATCACCGCGTCGCTCAAACCATGGATTCCTGCCTGCCCAATCGACACTGCGATCATCTACTGAAGTTTGTGCTGCTTGTGTAGGACGTGATGCCTGAGTATAAGCAGGTTGTTCCGGTTCGCGCAAGGGGGTAGGCTTAAAATTATTTACCTGCTCCATTTCCATCTGCGCAGCCATCATCTCCTGCTGGGCGGCTGTTGCGGCGTCAGTGTCACCAATATCCAGCGCGGACTTAAACTTAGACTTGGCGTTGTCCATAGCAATTTGAGCTAAAGACTTGGATTTGTCGATATACGCGTTCTGACCTACGTGCACATACTCTTGCAGGCGTCGATTTTCCTCCGCTAATACCCTTGCAGCTCGTTCAAGCTCAGTTTTTTCACGAGTAAGGGCTTCAGCTTTACGCCGCTCATCATGGCTTTTGTGAGTAAGTTCCTTCATCCGTTTTTGGACTTTGGCACTGTATTCGTTAAGCTCATCTTCGGTCGGATCCGCTACTTCCCGGTCAAGGGGTTTACGGTTGCGGTCTTGTACGGGCGTATCATCGACAATCTCAATCTCGACATTTGTGCCGTCGGTCTCAAGATCAAGTTCAATTTGGTCTTTCTGGTCGTCCCCGTCTTGCTCGTCGGGAAACTTAAATTCATCGTATTGAGCCATTATTTACTCCTATTTGCGACGGATACCGCGGGGGTCTTGAACAGTACCCTCAACAGTGTCATCGTTAATGAGTCGGAACTCGCGCCCATGAATAATTAGTCTTGATCCTGAGTTTGGACGAACCAAGATGAAATCGCCTTGCTGGCACCAAGGGCCGGAAGGAAACTTATTCACGTCTTTGTAGCAGTCAGGGCCCATGTCAACTACGAACAGAACCGTGGTGAGGATCTCTTCATTGCGAATGGTCTCATCAGCCTTTATCAAACCACTTTCGTACTCAGCTTCCTTTTCAGGAATGGCGCACAAGATGTGGTAGCCAACAGGTTTTGGGAGCTGCCTAGCTTTTTCCTCAGCCGTAGCCTCGGGTTGGTACATGCCAACAACTTGTGGGTTGTTAGGGTTAGCGCCAATTAGTATTTCACTCATTGTCGTGGTCTTCCATTGTTTGCTTGAGGTCAAGCAAGTCTCGCTCTGCGTAGGCCAATCCCTCTATTACCCCGCAAAGTTTTTGGTACATACCAAAATCAGTACAGCGCCCTGTCGCAACATCGTCGGCAAGGGCGTTCATGCGTTCACGAATTTTCTTACGTAGAACGTCAAATGCATCCATTATTCAGAATCTCCTTTCTTATCGTCACGCGCCATTTGCGCTTTAGTCTTTGCGATGTCTACACCAATCCGTAGACCCTCACGTTCTTGTTCTGCTTCCATCTTACGTTGGTCAGACTGAGCTTTAAGGCCAAGCTTCAACCCTTCACGTTCTTGGTCAGCTTTAAGTTTCTCTCGGTCAAGCGCCAACCTGTCCGCTTGCGCTGCCGCGTCAATCATCATCTGCTTCTCTTTGATCTCGACTTCTTTAGTCTTGATCTGGATTTCCGCTTGCTGCATCTGCACAATCGGGTCTTGCTGCGTCTGTGCGTTTTGCTGTGCTTGTGCCTCGGCTTGATGCTTACCTAAGAGCTGGCCTGCGGCCTGCGCGATGAGTCCTGACATCTGGTACTCGACTGCGCGTGGGAGTTCTGCATCTGGCTCAGGTAGTGATACACCCAACTGCTGCTCGATCTTCTGGCGGTAAGCCATGGCAACGTGCTCGGTAATGTGAGCGTTTGCTGCCTGCATAAGCACTTGAGCCTGTGGGTTTTGCCCCATGACTTGTGCAATCTGTGGATCCTGCATAGCTGCCATGTGAGTGCGGATGTGCGCTTCGTGATCTTGGTAGATAAACGCTTTGACCGGTTTACCCATAAGAATGTTCATGTTCTCGGATACTGGGTCTGTCGGCTTCTGGTCATCCTCAAGTGGCACGAGCTGATCTGCTTGCTTGATGTTTAACACTTCCAACATCTGGCGGTGTAACTTAGGCAAGTTGTAAATCTGAGGGGCCATCTGTGCAAGCTGCATCACGGCCTGATATTGCACCACACGTTGCGCAAGTGTTGACGCGTTAGGGTCGCTAACAGGAATAACTTCCACTAAGGCGTAGTCGGCGTTGCGGTCGCGAGGTGAACCCTCAATCGGCTGGTAGCCGTATTCACGTTTAGCAAAGTCACGGATGAGGCGTGCAAGTAAGCGAAGTTCTTGCTTCATGCTGAAGTGCATGCGCGCTTGAACCGCCGACATCACTTTCAAGTTACGCTCAATTAGCGCAAGCGTTGTGCCCACTGGGGCGTTTGCCGACATGTCACTAATCTTCATGTCAGGTGCTGCAGAAAACTTCTGCGCTTCGTCAGAAATAATCCCACGTAATTGCAACAGCACTTGGCTTGGCTCTTTGTATGGGAGCGGCATGATGTTATCGCGCAGTGTGCCCGAACTTACATCGACATCTCTAAACTCTCCGGGAGAAATCGGTGTGTCATCGCCCTTGATGCGCAAGCCGCGCGTCTTCATACCACCGGGCAAGTTAGACAGAGTACCCGCGTCCACCAACTGACGTGTTATAGATGTCGCACTTTTTGCGCTGTTACCAATCAGGTGGATGAGGCCGTAGCCATACGAACCAAAACCCGGCACATACTGGTAGTGCACGAAGTACTGGCGCGGCATCTTAGGATCAAAGTCCTCGTCGTCCTCTTGCTCATCCAACACGCGCGCGGGAAACGAGTCCTCGCCATCTGGCTCCCAGTTACGGCGCACAGACAGCACATCACCCGTATCTTTAAGTATTGTCACGACATACGGCAGGGCGATTTCGGTCTTCTCTCCCTTAGCGTTCTTAATTCTAAACTGGGGAATATCAATCTCTACTTGCATCTCAAGCAAGAGCGGACGGTCATCGTACGTAGCACTAAACCCAGTCTCTTCATCCTTAGCCTTCTGGATAGAGTCAGGCTGCATGATCGGGCCTTCTAGGATGTCAATATCCTCGCGGTAAAACCCACTTTCTTGCAGTTTAAGCAGCTGGTTGCGGGTCTTGCGCATACGGTGAGTGATGCGCTCACACATACTCACTTCACTCGTACCGTATGGCAGGATGACATCTTCTGCAGGTACAAACATAGACACTTGGCGCCCAAGGCTTGGGTCAAAATACACTTTCTTAAACGCTGAACCCGCAATCGGCAGGTTCCATAACATCTTCTCATGCTCTGAGCGGTACTCTTTCATTACCGTCGTAAGCTCATAGTTCATGTCGTCCTGTACACGTTGTGCGGCATCCGTGTTCTCAGGAGTAATCTTACCGATGATCTGTGTCTTGACAGGGCCTGCGGCTGGAAACGTTTCCATAATCGCTTCAGCTTGGAAGCGCACCGCGGCTTCTGCAATCAGTGGTGAGTGCACACCACACGCACCGGGCCAAGGCTCTGTACGCTCTTCGTACTTCAGGCCTAGTAACTTAATACCATCTGTGTATGTTTGTTCCCAGTCTTTGCGTGAACCCACGTCGTTTTCGTAGTCAGCAAGCAGGTCAGAGGCTAGTTGAGAGAGATCACCGTCGTCCATGAGCTCAGCTAAGTTTGCATCAAACGGCATATCCCCAATATCTTCGTCTTCAATCTCGCCGGGAATAATTGTTATCTCAACACTGCCGTCATCGAGTGTCACCATCTCTGGGTTAACAACTTCAATCTCCAACTCAGGCGCGTCATCGTCCATGCCATCCTCGATACCCAAGGGCGCTTGGTACAAACTTTTCTCAATAGCCATAATTTAACCTTTAATAGTAAGCCGCTACCCGTGGGCGCATAATTTCGTCTTGTGCATCTGTATCTAGTCGTATAAACCCACCATTGCGAAATCTCGCAAGGGCCATGGACACGCAGTCAACCATGTCGTCGTGATCTGACGCTGGGAATGCCGCTACTTGCTCCACAACCTCTTCTGCCCACTTGCGCCCTGCTGGGTACCACACCATACCGGATCTAAATATATCTGATATTGCGTTAATACGCGCTATTTTATCTCCTGTTCCCCTATGTGGGGTAAATTCGGAGACGGGTATGCCCATTCTGCGCAGTTCTTGGAAGAGCGGTGTGCCGCTAGACTTCTTTTCCACGATAAACGAGTCCGGTTGCCAGTCTTTGTACTCTCTAAGCGCAAGCTCCTTGAGCTCATGGAACTCTACTCGCACGTTAATAGAATTCAGTAAGATTATATGGCTTGCCCCGTCGGTATACCGCTCGTCATTGAAGACCCCCCACGTCAAAAGTGCAGTGAAGTCAGCCCGCGTGTTCTTTTCCGCCGCCGCGTCCAGCGTCATAATGACGTATTCGCAGTTCGGTGGGTCATCTTGATCCCAACGCTTCCACCATTCCCGCTTAACAAGTGCACCTTCCTCTGCAGTAGGTGATTGTTGGAACTGCGCGTTCCATTGGAACAACGGCATAGACGCTTTTGTGCGGTGCAGTGCCTCTAAATCGTAGAATTCAGGCCATAAAGCCTTCTCATGCTCGGTATTTTCGTTAAATATGGCTGGAAACTCGAACATTTCGTACTGATCCGAGTTTGTAATACGACCCATGTCCTTACCTAAGCGCCCGATCAGGTCATTTGGGTGCCAACGGGTGTGCACAATGGCAACTTTACCCTGTGGCATCAGACGAGTACGCGCACCGTACGTAAACCATTCATACACGCGGTCAAAAACTTCATAGTTACCGTTCAAAACGTCCTGTTCTGAGAACGGATCATCAACAATTAGGAAGTGCGCACCACGACCAGCCAAGGCAGCACCCACACCACAGGCAAAATACTCGCCACCCATGTTTGTGTTCCAGCGCCCAGCGCTTTTTGAGTCCGCCGCAAGTGTAACTGTAGGAAATATAGCCTTATATGCAGGGCTATCAACGATGTTACGCACCTTCCTACCGAAATCAACCGCCAAATCTGCCGTGTGCGAGACCATCAGCACCTTCTTATCGGGGTTGCGCCCTAGGTACCATGCAGGAAAATAGATAGAAACCATCTGGGACTTACCATGACGAGGTGGTACTGATACCCCGATGCGGTCTTCTTCACCACGCTCCATCTTCATTAGCAGATCCGCAAGCCTGCGGTGGTGTCGTCCAACTTTATAGTTGGGATCCATGTGCTTACAAAACTCAATTAAGTCATTTCGGCAGGTCTGTGCTCCTC